TTATAAATAATGTTAAACTATAGTGTTGCGGAATTAAGGCTATATTAAAAAGGTAAATATGGACGTTCAAGAAAACTAAGTAAAACAGCATGTTCTTTATATGCGAAAGAATCTGTTCTTCCCATTCTCTCAAAGCGTTGCATTTGCCTTTTACAATGCTCTATAAGTTCTTTCTTAAAAGCTTCGTCCATAACTTACCTCCACATCTTTAGTTGTACCTAACAATGATTCGTTGCCTTCGTAAGGAATACATTGATTCCAACTACAATGATTTATGCATACGTACAAGTCTTCCTTTTTAAAACTAAAGAAACTTATACTCCATTTATCTCTACTAAAGTCTCTTACCAGCACTTTATCAAATGGCTTGAGTTCAATATTTGGCTTCAAGTCCACAATCTGTTTCTTCTCAGCATCCCAAGCCTTGCCTTCCTTTTCGAGAGCATCAAAGAGCTGCTGTTTCTCTGCTTCTGTGGCAAGGCGAAGTTTACAAAGGTCTTTCTTAAAGAAACTAGTTCTATAGCCCATACTCAAAGTTAGACTACTTAAATCTAAAGAAATAAATGAGATATAACCTTCTGATAAATTAGTTCTGTCTGATACTATAAATACATCTTGTCTATTACCATAGTCGGCAAAAGCTATATCTCCATTCTTGAACTCATACTGCTTTTCAATCTCCAAAGTGGTGAGGTTTAATATTCCTCCTAATTTTCTTTCAATCTCTCTGACATATCCATAGGCAATATTGTTATCTAACTTGTCAAACTTAGCTGTTTCTGCATTTGATACGTCTTCGTAACCATCCCTGCTATTAGAATAGCATCCGTTGAACTTTGTATAATCATCAGATGCCCATTCTTTGAAAATGCACTGAAATCCACAACTATTGATAAGTAAATCGCCCTTCTTCCAGGCGAACTTGCCCCAGTCACGCATATTCTTAGAAGGAAGGAGAATCCGTAAGCCTTCAAGCCAGCATTTTTCTGTACCTAGTTTTGAATAATCAAACAAAAGAGTACTGCCTACTTCATTAGTTGATGTACATTCTATATAAGTACCAACGTCTGTTGTGTGGACTTTATCTAACTCTACGTCTATATTGCGTAATAAGTCGTACAACTTAGTTCCTTGCGGCTTATCCTTTAGGATTTCCGCTACATTAATCTTATTTCCCATATCTGACTTTTTTATATTCATTTATTCTTCACTAAAATATTTCTTAACAAACGCTCGTTCGGTGAGCCATTTTCCAAACCCCACTCTAAAGTAACGCTTTGATTTACCTTTCGCAAACCCATATTCATCACGAGGTGTATTTACACTTAGGTGTATCTTAGGAACATGGTTTACCGATACGTATGCAGTTATATATTCATCCGAGAATGCCAAATGCTGAACTTCACGGAACTTTACACTTTTAAAGAACATTTCCTTCATAAGCCTTAGTCCTTATAGATTGCATCAAGAATGCTTCTGAAATTCGGATTATCAATAACGGCTTGGGCATCTTCTTTGTTCTTGAAGTAAATAGCTCCCTCGTTATAACTACTACAAGAAGTAATACCATATTCACGGGTTCGCATGATATTATACTTATGTTCATTAGAATTCCAATCCGGTTTCCAATCTCCATTATAACACTTAGCTATATCCATTAACTTATCCAATGCAACAATTTTCTCTACATTACTATTAGTAACATTAGCAACGACAGGGCTAAGGCCACGGTCTATTAAAGTAGATATAACATCCTCATAGCTGAATGGTCTCTTCTTGAATGCTATAATGCCCACTTTCAAGTCACTTTTTTCAATGTCCACTTCCATTCCTTTAGGAATATCTATGATTAACTTATTATCTAGCATTTTCATTTTTCTTATGTTTCATTTCCAAAATATATTTTTTATTCACAACCAACTCGAAGAACTTATATTTAACATGCATGTAGTTGCGACCTAAATCAACTCCACCGACAAATTCTTCTCTATACCAAGAGATTGCCGTATATTTTACAATATCATGCTCTTCCGGATGATTCTCACGACCATTCCACACATTTGTGCGAACCAGATCGCAATACCCATCAGGTAATTTGGCACGTATCATCCTCGTATTCTCCGCATCAATATAGACGTTTTTGTATTCCAAATCTACGCCTAAAATTTCCTGATTAAGCTTTGCTACATCCATATCTTTTTATATTAAAAACACTACGTTGAAGATCCCTCGGTTTGAACGGATTCTTCTCCAGTATTTTATTCACATCATTTCGTATCTTGCGGCTTTCCCACTTCTTTGTAAGACGCATAGCCTTTAACAAACGATGGTCTCCGGCTAGCTTTCCTGCATCCATCTTGCCACAATAATAGCCTTGCCTATAAGCCCAATATCGGGTTTTATAGACTTCCTTCATTATCTTCTTAGCTTGTCTTATTTTCATGTCAACCTCACTTTCTGCAAAAAAAAGTTCCATGACACCAATCGCTGCTTTCAACATACTTATGTAGTTTAGTACATCTTCCTGCAAGCATACCATTGAAATGTTTACAACGACTGCATTCCTTTGAAGTTCTCAAAATTGAACGAAACAAACTAACGTTGGCACTCGGCATATTTACCTTATTCCATCTGATAGTTGCTTTCTGATAGAGATTCTTTAATCTAGGAATGAATCTACTCTCTTTCTTGAATGTATATTTTGAATCGAAGTAACGTGTGTCCGTTCCTTTCGCCATCATATTCAAGATTTTCTTAGCTTGTCTTATCTTCATATACTACTTGTTTTTATAAATTTCACATGTCCCCTCATAAATAGTGTTATTACTATAAATGTCATTATATTGCGAAATGGAAACCAATTCGTTTGCCTTCATTCCCTTAAGAATTTCATCGTACACACTTTCTATTGCTCTTCTCTTCAATTGCTCCATGCCAAATTTGTCACGGCAATAGTATTGCATTTCAAAATTTGACATTGTAACTCTTGAATGAAGCTTAACGACTTGTGGCTTTATGTATCTAACCTCTATCTTTGGCTTGATGCCTAGTTTGTCAGCTAGCCATTGTTTCCATTTCGGTTTTACATCTTCTCCATCCAAGCAAACAAGCAGGATGTAGATAAAACTCATACAAAGATATAAAATTCCTATATTCATACGCTACTTCTCCTTATCGAATTTATTGCCGACGACCTTAAATCTATTTAACGAATCTTTCTCACTCATAAGGTATGTTAGTGCAACGCAAAAATCACGACCATTCTTAGCGAGTAAAGAAAATGCGCCATATTTAAACACTACTATTCCGTCAGGACTATCATTGGTGACATTTGAAAGCATATCACATTCCCAAATCTCATTGCCCTCACAATCTTTCAGACCTGTGAATTGGCAGACCGTTAAAGGGTCAACCTGATGTGCCTCGTTTCTATTAAGCATTGATTCACTCTGCCTATCCTCGATGATATAAGTGTTACCACATTCAACACAGAAGTAACCTTCTACCCAAGTGTTATTGTCAAGACGCTTGGCCTTGAATTTGATATTTTCTAATTTCATACGCTAAAATCATTTAATTCACTTACATTGTTTAATAACCGCCTCATTGAAAGACAAATTATAAGCATGAGTATCTGTAATACCTTCAGCCTCTTTATATTTGTCAAGAATAGAATCTCTTATTCCGTCAATATAAGGCTTATCTATAAGCTTGAACATAATTACATTAGTCCAATCATCAATTCTCCTGTTTGGATTATCAATCTCGTCTTTATACCAACCAGATTTTCGCCCACTATCTTTATGTGGAACACGATATTCTGCTACCATTGGTATTGCGATAAATCCATCATTCTCCATAGTAAGAACCATTACCCAATCAAGCTCAATTCCAAGTTTTTTCATCTTGAAATACTCTTTAATTGGCAACCATCCTTCTAACTTCATTCGTTCAATAAACAAGTTAGCTATTCCTGCTCCTATAAATTCTTCGTGCATACTTTTCATTTTTTATTTAATTTATGAGCAGTACTATTAGTATGCTCTATATGTTCATTATTACAACAATATGGATAGAAATATTTATCTGCTCCATACATAAGTTCTTCTATAATATTATCGTCACTATCATTGCACTTAGAATCAATAGTAACTCTAATATTTACTTCGAATATTCTTTCCATAACTATTCTTCTTTAAGTTCTAACTCTTGCTTGATTAGTTTTAGAAAACTTCTAGCGTGAACTACAAGAACTTTCTTATTTCCTGCGTTCATCATTCTAGTATAGTTTTCAATCATATCATCAATAATTGTTAGTGCCGATACTTTACTCATATTTTTTCATATTTAAATCTTTAAGTCTATCCTTATAGAAGGCAGGAACTCTACTAATCTGCCACCAAGAATAGCATTCGTCACTCCAAGGTTCAATCCACACTGGTTCTTTTGTGTCTTTATCTTGGCAGTATACAATTCCACGTACTTCATCATTAAGCAAGAAAGCCTCTACATCAAAATCCAAATCGTCTAATGTTGCATAAGTCTTGCAATACTCATTACGTTCCCTAGTGCCTTCCCTTACGAACAACTCAAAATCATTGAATAAATCTATTTTTAGTATCTCTAAGTTATTGCTTTTAACAACATCTAGAAGAGACTTTTTGACGTTCATTTTGCTCATTTCCTATCCCTCTTTTTATAGTCATTGCAATCCATAGGAATATGGTCTGCTAACTCTTGCCAATAACACCTATTATCATAATAACAAGTTTGACATTTTTGAATCTTTTCATTCATTACTTATTCTCCTTTAAGTTCGACAGGCTCATCTTTCCAAGACAATTCTTTTCCGATGAGCTTCTTAATGCTTCCTTTAGGAAGGTAACAGCAACCGGTATTTGCATACCTCTGCCCATATAAATATACGACAGAGCAAATCCATAATGTATTACTTTCATTTCTGTAAGGTTTTTCTGCAAAAATATGTTCACAGCCACCTTTATCTACTGCTAACCATGACATAACTAATACTATATTTTTTTAATTAATAAATTACTTTCCTTATTAAATGGCTTATAACCATTATTCAGATACCATTCGAAAACAAAACTCTCAGATTCATCTTTATTAAATTCCAACCCGATTATTTTCACTCCATTTAACTTAGCTTGTTGTTCAGCAAGTTGTAACAGACGTTTTGCAACGCCACATCTTCTATGAGTATCATCAACAAAGAGTGCATATATTAAAGCATCAGCTTTGCCGAAAATATCACTAACATATAATGGAACGGATATTTGAACAGAACCAAGATTTTCTTCATCAGTTATTAAAATTCTGATTTCGTCCTTCCATGTCTGTTTTTGTATCATAATCAATCCTCCAACTCTATGTTATTTTCTGCTGCGTAGCCATCTTGTGCTTCCTTATGATAACTCTTCTCGCAAACCCATCCTTTTCGAAGATTATATTCGGAAATGACGTGCTTACGACAATACTCACAGATAGCAATGCCGAATTGATTTTGTAATTCTTCTCTTATCATAATCAATCTAACTCTTTAAGTGCCAGGACTAACTCATTTTGAATATGAATTGCCATACCTTCACTCAATTTTATTCTTTTTGAGCCAATCATCTTGGAAACATTATTGATATGAATTATCGCTTTTTCTTTACTCATTGCTTATCCTCCTTTACCTTTTTAAGATAAAATTCTCTCCAATCTTCAAAAGTCCAATCTCTTGTGTTATGAGTAAGATTGAAAACTTCCGTATCTTTCTCTAACTGGAATAATAGCCAAGCATAATCTTCATATCGCTTTCTTAACAATCTCTTGCGACACAATCTTACATGCTTGTATAACTTATAATCAGCGGTTGCAGCATCAAAGATTATTTTACCTATTATTGCTAACAGATAAGCAGATATAACACCTAATGCAATCCAACCTAATATTGTAATTACTAAATCCATATTCTCTTCTTTTTTTACCCTCCTTAGTAATTGATAATTTTCTGTGTTTTACGAACCTTGGCAAAGAACCCACTAATCTGTTCTTTTGTCGCAACACCTTTAATGTGACACTTCATCCAATTGCCAATACCATTGGATTTCTGAATCATTCCATCAGAATCCTCACCAATTATCACACCATATCCATCAGCGTTAACAAAGCCATCATGGATAAACACTTTACCATCACTAGCAACTAAGATAGTACCTGCTTTATATTCACTTAATCTCATATTCTTTTCTTTTTACCCTCTCCCTTTTACAAGAGAGGGTAGTTAGTTACTCAACATCTTCAAACTCAGAGGTAATTTCCTCGTCTGACTTCTTTTTGAAATCAAAGTAAGATTCCGTTTCATCGTCATACTCGCAACTAAGGCTAACATCATAGCCATCCCAGTTGTCAACTCCACCTGCTTCCAACAAGTCTAACTTGTATTCAGCTTTAAGAAGCTCTGCCAAACGTTCTGTACTAATCTTCTTCATTATTACTTATATTTATATCCCATAAGGGATGGTTAATAAATTACAACACAATCATCAAATACTGATACACTATCAACATTCATGGGTTGCCCATTTTCTTGTGTACCATGAGAATATGGGAAGTTGACTTCCATAGTCTTATCCTCTACCTTTGATAATTCATCAATTAATTCTTGTACTGTCATATTACTACTATTTATGCCCAAAAACGATTAACTAATCTTCTTGATACTATCAACTTCCATACTCAATAATACAAACTCTCTATTGGAGCGAGTGCCATCTTTCTTAGCAGGGTTGATTCTTACCTCAATCATGCCAGAATATCTTGCGTAATTTCGTTCTGGAATAATGCTTGCAATCCAACAAACATCACATCTGGAGCAGCTCACTTTGTCACCAACCTTGTATGGTAGACTTTCGATGTACTCCTTCACATCAGAACAAATCTGATTGTTAGCATCATTGATAATACTTTGTTGCTTGGCAACCTTTGCTTTTAATTCTTCTTTTGTCATATCTTTAAAATTATGTCCGAAGACGTTAACCTAACATATCGCTAATGTTTAAATACTTCTCCCCATCACCTAAGTTTCTTACCTCACAGAAACCTGCTTCTGAAACGGTACTATCATCGTCATATATCTTTTTGACGTGTATTTTCTTTATAGGACAGCAGTCATCATCACTTACCTCAAAAGCAATAGGCAAGTCTCCGTGTTTTGCCTTTATTTTCTCTAAACTTTTAACCAAATCACTTATTTTCATACTAATATCTTTTATGCCCGAAGGCGGTTAAATGCTTATTATTCTCATTATTGCTAACGCCCTATATTTTTGTACTAAGATGCGTGTAATGTAACAACTATCACATTTCCCTTCTCGTAGCACACGTTTTAGTTCGTAGCAGATGACCCTATATTCTTCTTCCGTTATGTTATATTTGTCAAGTATTTCCTTTGTTATAAACTTGAACTCTAATTGCATATCAGAACAGGTATCAGTCTCTGCGTTCTCTATGTCATGGTCATACGCATAAACAAAATCATTCTGGTTAGCATTCTTTCCATTAATGGCAAATACCTCCAAACGGCAAGGTAGCGTATTCATTGGTTCGATAACTAGCTTCATACACCTACACCTCCATTTCTAAGTTGATTTTAAAAGCAAATAGGATATGCTGTAACTCGTGAACGTAATTGATATACCCTCCCATAATATCATTATTTATTGAAACAGACCAACTAATACCGCCGTCTGTGCAAAGTTTAATTCTTGGAATACGACTATGCCTAAAGTATATTTGTCCCTTACTCCATCCATTCTTAAGAAGAATGGCAGATGTAAGGAGCATTGGCTTTATTTCATCAATACCAACAAAGCAGTACACCAATCCTTCTTTAGGGCAAGACAAGTCAAAGTGGCTTCCGTCTCTTGGCTCTTTGACAACCATTACTTTGTTGTCATACATAACAACATCCTCATTAATATATTCTAACTTATCCATACGCTTAATCTTTACCATTAATGAAATCCTCATACTCTCCTATCGTGATTTCCTTGAAATCAGGATTTTTCTTCTCGGCTCGGATGCTGTCATCAAAGTAAACAAAGATGCGGTCTTTATGGCGGAGGAGCTGAGTGATGGAGAAACGACTGGCACATGGTACATCTATCTTCAGTTCTTTCAACACTTTAAAATGATGAGTAACGGCTTTGTACGACAGAAACACTTCTGCTATTGCTTTGCCTTGCTTATATCGCTTGTTCGGTGCTACGGCAACGTAATATCCATCCTCTAACTTTACGCCATCTATCTTCTTCCAAGTCTTCTCGTCTAGCGTATCGAAACGCTCAGAAGGAACCCATATAGCAGTAATCTCATATACTCTTGTAAGAGTACTATTAGGCTGATAGCCTTGATATTTTTCAAACTCGAAACCTACGGCTTCTTCTACTCTTTTCATGTAGGCCTGATGCTCTTCAAATTCAGCATCGAGAATACCCTTAATATATTCGTAAGCCTCTGATCCTTGTTTCGCTTCGTATAGCATATCTCTTTACTTTTTAAGTTTATTGAACCTATCCTTGTAAGGGCAATCATCGGCTACAGACTCTATATTGTAGCTTTCCCCTTGCAGCTTACAAGATATACAATCACCATATCCGGAGTTCCATATAATAAAGTGTGGACATTGGATTTCCTTACATATTTTTTCTATCTCATTCATACGCTTTACTTTTCTAAAGATGTATATATTCGTTCACTTCATCCAAAACCTGTGTTAGCAGGTTCTTCAGAATCTTCAATTCATCATTCGAATATGTAGCTATTGGATAACCATCAAGGGTAATATTACCACAACTACGACTTATCTTTAACGAGTGTTTATTTTCTTTCATATTTCTTTTTTGCTTCTTAACTTCTTTGAATATTACATGTTTTCCGTCTGAACGGTCTTCCGGTTCACACTGAAATCCATCTGCCCAATCATTATATGTCGGGTTATAACACGTATCATCATGGTCGAACAAACATCCATCGCAACCATTCTGCTCAACTGCTTCAAGAATAATAGTTACTCTCTGCCCTGCTTTAATCTCTTTCATAATCAAAACGCTATTCTCAAATCCTTACCTTTCAAAGTAGGTCTCTTTTTGAGAATGAACTTCTTTAAATCTTCAAAGTCTATCGGGAAGAGCGCACAATATTTATACTTTAATGTGCAGACGAATCTTCCGTTGAGCATAACATCGAATGTGAATATCTTCATAGGTCGCCTCCTTTCTTTTTAGGAACATACTCTTCTAACTCATCGCTAAACTCATAGCAGTCTGGGCAGTAGTGCTTATCGCCAATTTCTACCCATTCGGATTCCGTTGCTTGTTCTCTAGCAGTACAGATGTCCACCCAACAGTCAATGCCATCGTCCACACCATAAGTCTTTCCGCATCTGTCACATACGACAGAGTACATTGTTACTTCCTTAATCATGATTGCCTCCTTTCTTCGGGAGTAATTCATCAACATAGAGATAGCTAACAATATCATAATCAACTCCAATATATTTGAAATCGTAATCATACCAACCAAAATCGTGAAAAGATGATTGTTCTATTCTTTCTTCATCAGGAAGCATCCCATGATTAAGATGATAAACAACTCTTACCAAACATATTCTATGTTTATCAGGCTCTTCGCTAGCAGGATGCCACAACTTCTTCAAGATTTCTTCTTGCATCCACTTAGCACCATCCTTAAATAATTCTGCGCCAAACTCTTGACAAAAATGATGCTGACCATCAACCTCTGTGTCTTCATCATAAGACATCATAGGCAAATCTTGCTCATACAAGTCTGCTGCTCCTCTTGCGGCTTCATCTATTTTCTTATCATCTAAAACCATTTTATTAAGCTTCATAACCATTATTACGTAGTTCATCAATTAAAATCTTAACATCTTCTATAGATTCTCTTGCGAGAGTTCGCAGATGAGTTCTGCGAACTGCTTCAGGGCAAGCGCATCTATTATCATGTTCATAATCTTCCCCTCGTTGTTTTACTTTATCTCTAAACAACTCGGCAGATTTCTCATACAAAAAATCTAATTCTATTTCAGATAATTTCATAATCAAACCTCCTCTTTAAATTCGGACTAACACTACAAGCCTTTATTTCGATTATCGAAAACATGCTCACCAAAAATCTTCTTAAGTACTTTCATATACCTAATCTTTTATATCTTTAATATAACACCACTTTGTGATGTTGTTTCTACTTACATAATCTTTCCAATAAACAAAAGAGTAAAGATAATCAGCTTCGTACTTAATACCTCCATCGTCTCCATCATACCATTCTGTAAGAATCCATTCTTCGTAGTTTGGAGCTTCTTTTGCAGAGTACCATTTAGTCATTGTTCACCTCCTTCCTTATCATAAAGTAATCTTCTTCAACTTTATTATGTAAGTAGTATAAAAGTTTTAACTTTGTGAGTTTTTCTAACTTTCTTACTACATATTTTATAGTATTAGGACTTATATAACCGTCAGTCCAACCTCTTTTCAAAAGCCATTTAGTACTCTCCTTGTAGAATAACTTCTTGCATTTTCGTTTATTCATTTTCAGTCTCCTTCGCATAAAGTTTCGTTAACCTCGTCATTGTATGTGTGAGTAACCGGATTGTACTCGGAATGGGTCGCATCTACCCTACCTTTCCGGTTAGTGAAATAGATAGCATTTCCATTGTCATAAAACCTGTACACTGTTATACTATCTACAACAAACAATTTCTCGACCTTGAATTTGTCAACAGAATCCGAGATTTGGACTCTTGTACCCTTACCTTTGCAACCTACCAAAATGGCAGCAACGGCTATTATCATAATTACCTTTTTCATATCAACTTCTTTTCTTCTTGAAGAATACGTCATTCATCGTACCCTAATATACTAAAGAACTCATCCATTTTTGAATTTAGATTGTTTGCCATTAACATATATGCCGGAACGGAGCGACCGATATTGCACTCTAACTTCAATGCATGTATCATTACTGAAGCTTGATGGCTTGAAATCTTAACCCTATCCAATCTGGAAAGTATTTCGCTCTGCGAATCTGCATTACGAAACACTTTCTTGATAAGACTTTCTATGTACTTACGCTGCTTGTCCGTCATTGCTCTTATTGTGCTCAAGAGACTCAACCAAAGCCTTCAGACCATTGAAGGTAGCATCCACCAACTCCTTGCTATCGGAAGCATCAAAATACCAATTTCCAATAATCTTGCTATTATTTTCGGCAAACATCGTAATACTCGTATGAGTATTTGAAGACGACATCTGGATAGACTCCTTTGTTCTACCCATGAGGCTGGCAATCTTTGCCAACACCTCTACATAAACATTATTCTTTTCCACTTTCTTCTTACAGTTTTTGTGGTGTGTCTCACCTTTTTAAAATTAGTAACCTTGTTTCTTAATTACAATGCAAAGATACAAAGAATATCCGAAATATGCAAACTTTTTAATGTGTTTCTTTTATTCTTTAATATATAATAACATATAACACCAATAATTTACTGACGTTAACACAAAAATCCCCACCACTACATTATTATATATAGTGATGGGGCAAACATTTAAAACAAAATAGCATTATGGATTTCTACGATTACTATCAAACTAAATCGTCCACATAAGCCCATTTATAGATGGCGTTTGATTTCGTGAACCTATTCCACCATTCCTCGCCTAAGAAATTCAGATGCTTGAAACGCTTGCGAACCTTGGTCAGACCGACAATGCGTCTGTTATACTCAGGCAGCTCTTCAACAGAATGCCAAGCACCTTCTTTTTGATATTTCATTCCCAACTCCAAGGCTTGCTTGGCTACCTGCCTTGCACCTTGACTAAAGTCTATCTTATCAATCAACAATTCTAAGTCCATAATCAAATAACTTTTATGTTAACTTTGTCTTCAAAAAAAGCTTCTAGCACTTCCTTGGCTTTTGCATCTGCTTCATCCAAGTCTTTGCATTTGACTACTTGAACACCATAACCTATAGGGTTACGCAATTCATAAATACCATCAGCCTTTACCAAGCGAAGGAAAATATCTCCACCTTTGAAGCGGTACGAATATCCTCCTGTTGCCTCGTTCCATTGTCTAACTATGTTCCTCACCGCCATAATATCTTTGCACTTTTTCCAATGTAGCATTAGCACCCTCAATGTAGGCTGCGATAATGACATTTCTATATAGCTCACTATTTTCCTTATCAATTCCAACCAAGCCTTCTGTTGATTTCAAAGGCTCAATTGTAAATTTATAAGCCTCCTCTACTATCCAGCTAGGAACACCATTTGAAATCAAATTCTTACAATACTCATTCATGATTTTACCTTTTAAAATTAGTGGATGACAAGGGATTTAAACCCTTGTTGGTGTCAACACCTCCCCAGTGACCTGGTACACGGAATGTTTAATCAGAAAATCCGCTCCAAGTTTGCGAGGGTCGCATTGCTTTCAGTTGCCAATGCCACTCATCCGTTTGTCAGCGACAGATGCGAATTTGAAGATTGTGCACCATTCCCAACCTTGCCCAAGGGTTTCTGCCGCTGACTAATAGGCATTTGCCAATGGTTGTCGGCAAATTTTAAGTGTTCACATCTTACGATGCGGTATTAACTATCTCCCTGCCCAAGGGAACAACCATTAGCGATAGGCTATTTGTAGTTATGAAACATTCAAATAAAGCCGTGCGACTCCTAGTTTATCATCATGCCCCCACGCAAGGCATCACACGGCTTTGGCACGTGGGTATTTGGTAGATTATGGCTTTCCTACCTCGTCTTTCTTATATCATTCCGCTGCCATCCTGCCGCCCAGTCTACCGGAGCTGCATTACAGCAGTGAAAAGATGTATTCACATTATATAAGGCTGCTCTGAACTCATCCAATTCTTCTGCCGAGAACGGACAATCCTTGTTTACCCGCCTTTTCATAATTTCACTACCTTATAGCCAAGCCGACTTGCAAGATCAAGAAAAATATTAAAGTATTCCTGTGCAACTTCTGTTCCTGATACTACGCCATTTTCAAACGTGAAGTAACGCTTTGTATTGTAAAGCGTATCTTCCAAGCAATAAGTTTCTTTCATTTCTTCTTTCTAATCAATTGTAAACAACCTTTCGACTGGTCTCTTTGTTATATTCGGGTTAAGAGAGTTTGTTACTTCCTTTTCCCAAACACATCTGAACTCTTGGGGCATCTGATACTCGCTGATAAATACCTTATGACCTCTTCTAGCCATTTCCATGCACCATATATAGAATCTTTCGTAATCGAAATTCTTTGATACATCATACTTTTTCGTAGCTTTGTAAGGCAAATCGCAATACACTATACTCCTATCCGGTATCACAAGTTCATCATAACTGCCGCTATAAAACTCGACACCTTTGAGAAGAGGCACATCACGCATTGTATTTTCTATCTGCTCCCTTATGTAATCTCTTGCCTTTCCGTTCTTGCCGACAACATTATGTCCGCTATAGCCACCATCAAAGAAACGTCCATTAAAGCTCGCCATAAAGCCAATTAGTCCGACACCTGCTTCTGTGAAGAATTTATTCTTTCCGTGATAGCAGTCTCTTGCAAAGTTATACAACGTCTTACTAATATGGTTGAAGACAAACCCATCATTCTGAAGATACTTCCACATTTCGATAAGATACCTATTCTTATCGTTGGCAATCCTTCGATACGTGTCCGGAACGTTCTCAATAACGCTACAGCCACCACAGAAAGCATCTACAAACGTATCATGTTCTTTATCAAGCATAATCGGCAATATTTCATGCACGATTCTAGCCTTGCTACCCATATACTTCATTGCAATAGTTTCTTTATCATTTTAACCCCTCGCTTGCCAAATTTTCGCTCGACAACCGCATTGTAACTCACTCCATCAATGGAACACTCATCCGGATAGCACTCTTCAAGCCAATCTGTGAACTTCAGCAGATTGAAGACTAACTCTTTTCTCGCTAAAAGAAACCGCATATCTATGAATTTTCCAAAGCTTATTCCAAAGATTTTCTGAAACTCATTACCTATCGGCAAGAACTCACTTGGTTCTATTTTCATCAGCTTGCTTTCTTAGATGTCACACTATCCAGAGGATAGTCACTCTTCATAAAGTCACTAATTCCTATGTAAGTTCGCTGTAAATCTTTCTCATCGTCCTTCAGGTCTTCCGTTGCGTTGATAGCCGCCTCATTCAAAGTCTGTTCGTCAAAGACACCTTTTCTTACCTTATCGAAATAAGAAAGAATTTCTTTTGTCATCAAATGGTCAGCCAATCTCTTGAAATCCTTATCCATCACTAATGCCATGAAGTCATAAGAGTTTTCAAAGGCCAAGATAGGAGCAAAATCCTTGAACGCTTGCATTAAGTTTACATGCAAATCTTCATACAGCTTACGGATGATATTCTCATAAGTTCCCAAACAAAGGTTGGTCAGATTGTACAAAATGATTGCATTCGCATAAACTCCCGATTTTTCACCAATCCCTAAGTTCTGTAATCTTAAAGCAAGCTTATCTCGCAACTTATACAAGTCTCCACTAATCTTGTCATAGAACGTCATTGCGAATTCTTCATTAAAATCTGCATTAGGAACATAAGCGTCATAATACTTAACCACCTTTCGAAGGTTCTTCTTGCAGTCCACCCACTTCTTCTTAACTTCAAACCTAACGCATTTCTTCTTCAGAATACTTTTTTCGATTTTCTGCATAAAGCACTCTGCTAAGACCATTTCGACATATACATACTGCTGAAGATAAGCCCTAGTAACGACCATAACCTTATTCACTTCGGTTTCGGTCATTCCATTCGGAACACTGATAATTATCTTCTTGCCACCTACGTTCAACAAGACTCTTCTGAAACAATTAACACTAGGCATGATGCTTTCTGTTTGAATATTCTACTACCTTATTATAGCACTCCGTTCTCACCAAATCCTCGACCCGATTCAATGTGCAAGCCTCATGAGTATCATTCATATTGACTTGTGGACAGCAAATCTGATAAAAAAACTTTGTTCTGATGGTAAAACCAAAGAACTTGATTTGCTCCTTGAATACCCGACCGGACACCACCTTATCAAGTTTCTTCTTGCCATCGAAGAGATTCAAACTCTCTTCTCTACGATATACAATATCGGTCTTAACCGAAAAAATCTTTCCGAACATAACTATTCCTCCAAATTCCTAAGCGTTTCCAAACTCTCATCATTATCAACATCATAGCCGATACGATATTCGTTACCAATTCTTGCACCAATGTATACCTCTTCGGCATCCAAGATATAACGGGACATCTGTTCACGAACCTTTATCTGTTCTTCATTCAACCCAAGTACATCAAAGCACTCTTCCTGCAATGACTTATATGGTTTCGTTCCCATATATGAGACATAAGCCAGCTTGCCTTCCTGATGCAATGGTTCCCACTTCTCCCACCAATGGTTGCGATACTCCAAGATACCTCTTTCTACTCCATCGGCACAAACATATTTAACTATTCGTATTCTCATTATCAACCTTTTTTAAAACAACTTTAACTGTCTTTCCTTGGCACTTGAACACACGAGACTTAATCTTGTATGTAAGATTGTTAATTACGACTTTATCCCCTACACAAGGCATAAAATGGAAATCGTAATTTTTCAAAATGATACTGCCTTCATACTCGAATTCAACCATTTTTCTGCTCTCCTAATGTTTCCCTATATTTATCTAACATTATTGAATTAATCTCAGACCAAAAAGTTACAATTACGTCCTTGTAATCAATATTATGATTCTGTGCTATAAAATTTCCTGCACTGACAAAATCAAAATAGCCTTCAATCGTCTCTTGTGTACCTGTACATGTACATGTTATGCCATTCTTGACATACTTAGCCACAAAATAATAGCATTTCTTCATCGCAACAACTCCCTAATAAATTCGTTACGCATCGGCTCAACGATGCTTGTGTACAAACTCTGCTTATCTTCGGGAATGTCATCCGGTGTAATAGAGAACATCAACAAATAAGACATCGGAATCTCCAATACCTTGCATATTGCATCAATCTTACTCTTACGTGGAAACGTTCTTCCGGTCTCCATAAACAACATATTTGTCTCACTACAACCGATAGCCTTACCAAGTTGTCGTTGGGTCAAGCCCTTGCTTACCCTCATTGTCTTAATCGCCTTTCCTAAATCCATTTAACCTCCTATTTTAAATTTTCAAATCTATTCTTAATTGCAATCATGGCATCATTGACACCATCCTTATATCCAACAGAATACAAGGAACAATCCTCTTCGCTCGGTTTTCCGGTTTTTGATTTCAAAAACTCTTCTATCTCACGGAAACCATACTCCAAGAATCTGAGAAACATAGCGTTCTTCGTGATAGCTGGTCGTAGAACATCTTTAACCCTATCCCAGCCATCACCATAACCCAAAGTGAAACTAGAATTATTACAATATCTCACTTTCGGCTCATCCAACCATTGTTTTATTATTTCCTTTTTTGTCATCATTCCCAGTTTTTATGGTGTGTCTCACCTTTTCAAATTAATAACCTTTATTTCTTAATTGCAATGCAAAGATACAAAGAATATTCAAAACATGCAAGCATTTTAATGTGTTTCTTTATTTTATTAATGTATTTTAATTGTTTAATATAGTTTCTACCATTTATTTTAAACTTTTTACATTTTTCTCTTTCTCAAACACTCTTTCTACTATCACCTTTATCCTTAATTTCGTCTTACTATGTTCTTTAACGTGTGCCTTACGCTTTGTAGTTTTTGCACCTTGCAGCAATTTCTGTCAGTCTCTTCCCTTGTACTTTCGTAGTGCTACCTTTCTTGCATTTCAAGACATTTCCTGTACTTGTATTTTGTATTTCCAAGAAATGGACGCAACAAAAACAACTTCTAAAATTCTTATCCATTTGACATTTCCTTTTTAAGTTTCTTTCTTTGAGCCAAAAACATAACAATCTCCTCGAAATCATCGCAATTCAAGAGCATTTGTCCAACCTGCCATTCCGCTGCTTTCTGCTTGGCATCCTCCATGCCCTTTGCTAAGAATGTGATTTTCTTGTCTTGGCTTCGATTCTCTACAGTAACTTCAAGTGTACCATATTCAAGTTCGGTAGTCTTCATACTGAGACCTTCATCAAATATCCTCAACAAATGATTAAAAAGATTACTTCTTTCCATGTTTCAACCTTTCGTTTTCTTGTTTCAACAAATCCTCAAACTCCTTACGCTTTGCTCGCATATTCTCGAACCATTTACTTGGTGTTATAGGACACCCCATAAGCCAATGGTCGAAGTTTGGAACAGGCAAATTGAACTCTCTAGCTTCAATAGTATAATCGTACCACTTCAACAACTCTTCTTCGGGAGCTTCCTTTTCAATATCTGTTACAATAGTAGCCATATCGAAAGTCAAATCGCCACAATTAGCTATTCCTCCAACTTGGTCACCTATCCAAAATGTCTCCGGATTATCTAATCCGTAAAATTCATGCTTCTCACAGAATGCCTTCAAGTAAGCATTGCAAGCATTCTCGTAATCATTCTTTAATTTCTCTTTATCCATATCACATATCCTTAAAAAGTTTCTTAATCTCGCTCTTCTACACCTTTGGATGGGAGCACGTCACAACTTGCGTACTTGGGTCATGTCTTACCTGCCATTCGCAAGTATTACACCCCAAATCACCAACTTTATTAATTGCATTGGTGTATCTGCCTTTCTCACCATAGGGGCAATCGGTAGCAAAATCCTTTCGTCCCCAGATGTACTCATCTATCTTATAAAAAATAGCATTTGCTTTCTTCTTTTTCTCGTTATTATTTAAAAACATCATTTCATTAAAACATTTAAAATAAACATAGCTGGCCATCATCAGCGACCTTAACATTACTCTCAGAAAACCAAAGTTCCTCCAATATCCTCTCCATGCAAGCTACAACAATCGAATTTCCAGCAGCCTTTTGAAGACTTGACTTCGGCACTCCACTTTCAAGCATCTTGTCTATGTATTCTTCGTCAACGTCCATCAAACGGAAGAGTTCTCTCGGAGTCAAACGCCTAATGCACAACCTAGTCTCTCCAAGCACAACCAAGGAGTCCTTGCTCGCAGATGTAATGGTATTGGCTATATTCTTTCCAAGCTCGACCTTTGGACTATGCTTTTCGCCTTTTATCCACTTCCCTTCAGAACGAGTTCTTATAGCTGCACTCATAGGTTCTTTCCATTCATTCGATACAAATTTCTCTTTACATAGCAAGTCATCACTAAAAAAGTACTTCTCATCCACATTTTCCTCCAAGACATCAACCAAGTGTTTCTCTAGCTTTGTCTTTCTCGGAAAATGATAATCTATCTTATCACCATCGTTTCGTATAGAGAGCATGAAGACACGCTTTCTGTTCTGAGGAACACCGCAATCTGCGGCATTTATCACCTTAGCGAAGTTGATATATCCATATGATTCCAACTCCTTGCGCCACTTATTGAAGTAGCCGATGAACTTGTCTTGAACCAAAGCCTCAACATTCTCCATCAAGAGGTATTTCGGTCTCTTGGTAATAATGGCGTTTCTTGCAAACCAAAGGATAGAGGAACGTGTATTGCTTCCCTCCTCTATTCCTTTCTGCTTTCCGGCTTGCGAAACAGACTGACAAGGTGTTGAATACGTCAGTAAGTCAAAGTCTTTAACCTTACTCCAATCTATCGTTGTCATATCACCGAAATTCTTGCCGGACAGACTAGGAAAGCAAGCATTATGCAAGGCTATTGCACTTGGCTCTATCTCAGACCATCCGATACACTCGTAATCGAAATCAGAATATTTCTTCTTCAGTCGCTCCAAAGCCATCAGTTGAGAGTCATATCCGGCACATAGTTCAAATGTCCGTATCTTCATTTCTCTAAGCTTTTGAATTAACTCTTAACCCTGCCTTAATCTCGGCAGCTATTCTACCTTCGTTTGCCAATCTGTCGCAAAGCTCATTGTACTCTACTCCTGTATGGCTCTTCACCTTGCGCCAAGTGATGTGTGCTACATGAGCGGAATGCTTTCTAAACTTCTCCATCAAGTCTAAGTTCTTGTGTGCAGAATAAACACCGCTCAAAGTCTTAAGTGCATATTGGCTATCACTATGAACCGTAACAACCGCACCTTGCGGGCAATGACCGACACCACAGATGATTGCCAAAAGCTCCATACGGCTTATTGTCGTGTCAATTGTTCCATAGTTACCCTGCTTATACACCTTGCCTTCGTGTAAAATCACATAAGCAGCACCACCAGTGTACTTTCTTCGCTTGGTATCAGTCCGAAGAACCGCAGAACCATCAGTCCACACTTCATAGCAGTCGTGCATCTTTTCTTCCTTGGTCTTGAACTTGAAACCATGCTTGCGGTATGTCTGGCTCGGATTCTTCAAGGAATTCCATTTCTTGACCAAATCCTCCCATTTCTTAGGGACTTTACCGCTTGGCAGCAACCATCCGACATCATCAAATCGACCATAAAGCCACTTTAGGTTGTCTTTCATAAAACCTGCCATCGAGCAATACATTGCAAACTCTTCATAAGTTGGTTTTGCAACGTTTCTGTGCTCATCGCCCTCTTTCTGTTTTCTTTCTCCCATAGCTTCTTTCTTTTCTTAGTTTCTTTAATCAACCTCACAACACATACGAGTAGTTTATATACATAAGTGAAATATACTTCGTATATTCCCCTTAACTCTACAAACTCCCTTACGCACGCAGGTTATTTATAGATTCTCTCGTCTACTATTATTACGTTCGATTTTTTACCCACTTCATCTTTCGCTCAATAATTTTTGGGTTTGTTCCACTCTTCGACTTAGATACTTGGCTTTTTAGGACTTTGTATTTGTTAGCGCATCGCAGTTGACCCTTTCGATATTTTGCCGAAATGATGATAAGATTTCCGAACGCATCATAATAATGCCAATTGTTAGTACAAGCACATGCGTCTACTCCGACTTCTGTACATTGGACTATTTTTTTTACCGTACCAGACTTAACAAGCTTTTTGATAGTCTTCCCAACTTGGTATCTAGTTGAACAGGTATCTTTCATCATGCTGGTGTATGAATAACTTGTGTACTTTTCATTGAATGGTCTTTCCAACATACGAGCTTCCGTTTTTTTGGCACTACGTACACTTTTAATCGTATTCCCATTGACGGCTCTACAATGCGTATTGGAGACATCTTCAATAACATTGATTTTGTTACTCACAACGACATCACACAAAAGACTTCTCAACTGAGGCAAGGTAAGTTTAGCTATCTCGCAGCGTCTTGTCTTGTAACTGTATTGGAAACTGTCATGCAACTTGTTCGCTATGATTCTCTTCACACCGAACTTGTTAGTTTCAATTCTACAATATCCAAATTTAACTGATAAATCCAAATATTGTTTGAAATCTTTCTTGTTGTAGCCCATCACTTTAGCTGCTTGGTTTGTAGATCTAAAATGAAGGTCTGATGCACGGAATAGAAATTTTATCTTTAAGGCAAAACAAAATCCCACCAAGCGATTCTTATCGCCTAGTGCAATTTTAGCTTGCTTGATACCAATTCTAATCTGATGCATAATAACTCGTTTCCTTATTTGTTTAACTTATCTGTGTTTCGCCTACTCCAACAATTATTGCCCATTGCTAACCTAGAGCAATCTAAGAATGTTTCGACTCAAAACAAGGATTCTAAAAAGAAATCCTTACCCTTCATTCGTCTGACACCGAAATCTAGGTAAGGATTATCGTGATGTGGCTTTCGCCACGGAAAATCTTATTGATTCTTGTAAGCGTGTCAGCACCAACAAAGCACGCTGCAAAGATACTAATTTATTTTCAAACTGCAAGGGTTTTAATGTGTTCTTCTGCTCTTATTGCGCATTTTTAACACACAACACAATTTTAGTTACGTATATAAAACTACAAATACATTAAACCGCTTGCAAATTTAACATTTAACACTCTAAGGCATTTTCAAGACAAAAAAAAGAGCAACCACCATCACTGGCAGCTGCTCCATAAGTTGTTACCTTAAACCAATCTAAAACCTTAATAACTAAAAACCAACCTAATAAAATAACTTTTTCTTATATTTTACCGTGAGAAAGAAAATCATTGTAACCAGCATCAAGGAAACGACCCAAAAGGAAATCATACCGAATTTCCAATAGAACAAATCCCATCCCTCCAAGTCTTTCTCAATATATTCCTTTTTGGTCTGGGCGATACTCAATTCTCTGTTTAGGCTATCCCTCTGAGCCTTATATATACTCGCTCGCTCTGCTATCTCCATATAATGAATAAGGCTATCACGAACCTTGGATAGTTCCTTGCTATCCCTGTATCTAATCTCTATGTGAATAGAATCCTTACCTAGCACTTTACCACTCTCATCTACCCTTGTCTTGACATCATCCTTTATGTATGTGGAATCCTTAACCTGCTTTTCGGTCTGCTCCCAATGGTAAGAGAGTAAGCTATCCTGAATGAGCCTGACCCTTTCATTGACGATAGAGTCCCAGTGAGCATAATTAGTAGTGTCTCGCACCACCTTTTCCACTTCTACATATTTCGTTGTCCGGCATCCGTACATCATCAGCATGATGAAGAAACCTACCAATATGGTAACGAGCCAACGCCACCAATCAAATCTTAGTTGCATATCAACCTCCTTTTTGAGTGCAAAGGTACAAATTATATTATATATGGCACAAAAAGAGCCATTTGGGTTATTTCCAAAACCCGAATAAGTGAAAAACTAGCCATTTCTGTTAACGAATGTAATCAAGCCTACTATTATAGCCAAAAGACGTTAAAGCAAAGAAAATGATTTGATTTTTTATTGCATATTTCAAATATTCTTTGTATCTTTGCAACAGAATTAGAAAGGTGAGACACACCTTCAGAAACTGTATTATTAACAATTAAGCCCTATCGCATCACGGCAAGCGAAAAGAATATGGCAACAACTAATAAAAAAAGAATGCGTGAGTTCTTCGAGTTCGGATTTGAGCAAGTTCAAGCTAAGTCCATCATTAAGGAGTATAACTTCATTGCAGATGCTAAGGAGTTCGCAAAAGGTGGCAAGTTCGAGCGCTTCGCAGACTACACAAGAGAGCGTTTCGAGAACGAGTTTCAATGTGCCCTTTTGTTCGCATAATAACCATTTAAACTTACGGATATGAAAGAATTAAGCTTGACAACAGATTTGATGTTTAATCGCATTCTCGCTAAAAACAATTTTAAGTATGAGGATGAAGAAACAGCCAAAGAAGAAATAACTAAAATGCTATCTGATACAGACCTCACTGTAGTTGAGAGTAGATGCAAGGCTATAGAGATGGTCAATCCAGACAAGAGCCTAGAAGTACAAAAATCTATTATAGCAGAAGGTTATCTATTCTTAAAAAATGAATATGCAATCTCTATGCGACTTATCCAATATAACGCCTATGGTACGATGAAGTTTGCATACGTTGTAAAAAGCATAACTATTTAGATTTACGGATATGAAAGAGATTAAAACATACAATTTCTATAATAATGGAGACCAAAGCCATCTTAACATTTACTTTAAGGATGGAACGCAATGGTGTAGAACTATCTTCCAAGAAGACTTGAAAAAAGTTATCAAGGAGAAAGAAGGTTGCTTCGAAGAGATTATGAACAAATACAACAACTTGCAAAAAACTCTATAATATGGCAAAGAGAGAAATACCACTTTTCATCATTGACAACACTCGCAATCACAAGCGAGGAGAATGTGACTTCTTAGTTTGCACGGATAAGGACAACGGATTTATTGCAAAGGTTGACTATCTGGACGGAGAGATGGAAGAGGTTGGCGATGATTACCGCATAGGCTATCCTAAACGTGGTGTGAGTTGCCGTATCCAGATACAACAGATGATAGGAAAAAATAGCCTAATGAACGAGATAAGAACCTTATTAAAGAAAGGTATGGACTATTTCGTGAAGACGGTTCAAAAACCTATCCACGTCAATGCACCAACAAAGGATGAATGTGCCACGTTCCTAGAGATGCTTATCAGAATGAACAAGCAAGCTCTTGACGAGGCAGGATCAGACTACGATGCCCACAAGGTTGTTGAGAACACAATCAAGATGTTGCAAGCTTCGGCAGATTATCTAAAGGAAAACAATTAAAGAACTTTAAAACCAAGCAATATGAGAACTATCAAATTCAGAGCAAGAAGAGCAGACGGATTGAAGGGGCTTGACTTTATCGCCCAAAAAGAAACCGCCTTTGTATATGGTAGCCTATTCACAGGAGAAGGAAAGAAACAATACCATACTATCGAAGATGAGTATTGCAGCGTATACGAGGTAGTGGAAGATACCATTTGCCAATACACAGGATTAAAGGATGAGAATGGAAAAGAACTATACGAGGGAGATACCATTTCCTTGCTCGGCAGTACTTATAAGATAATCTATGACACCAAGGTTTGTGCTTTCGTGTTGGATAAGCCATTCCGCAACACAGACAAGAACACACCGATTGGAGTCATATTGAACGACTTGGCATTTCAAATTGTAGAATAATATGAGTAAGACAAAAAACAATATTCCTTACGAGAGGCAGATGCTTCCTATTCTTCGCAACTACGACAAGTTGGTAGAAGAAAACAAGGCTATGAAAGCTGTTCTAGCAAACATAAGCAAAGTTTGTAAGCCAGAGAATGTGGCTACCGAATTGAAGTATATGCAAGGACGCATCAAGATGTTAACGAACCTGCTAGACGAAAGCAGAGATAAGATAAAGGAGATAGACCGACTCGTAAAAGACAAGCTGGAGCGAGAATGCTATTTTATCGCTCCAAGAAGCACAACAATGGATAGAGTAAGACTTCTAACAAAATAGATATGGATAACAAGAAAAGCAACAGAGGAGGCGCAAGGGTTGGCAGCGGACGAAAGAAAGGAAACAATGTAAACCTTTGCATAAGGATGCCAAAGGAAATCGTGGACTATATAAAGCAGAAGTCCAAGGAGGAGAATGTTCCAATAGGCTCTTGGATAACCACCAAGCTAGGACTTTAACGAAGATAGCCCCACCGACTAGAACGATGGAGCTATTTTTGTGTTATTAGCTGTTTATTACACGTCCATCATTGCAGACGAGCTTTCCGTACTTGATGTTCCCGACACGTCTGAGCCAACCCTTCAGATTTACCTCTTGCTTAGGGTCGTTCTTCACGATGTCGTTAAGGTAGGTAATCCTAGCGACCTTCAGACTGTCGAACAAGACCCACTGTCCTTGATTGAAGTTATTGATAGCCGCCAAGGTGTTCTTGCCCATGATGCCGTCCACCTTTGTTCCTACAACTTCCTGTATCTTCTGGATGGCCTTTGAACATCCGCTATTGTAGGCGAAGTCCACTAGGAGGTTCGCCACTGACTGGTTGTTTATCTTGTCAGCCATGCAAACATCCCAGTAGTTCCTCTTGAACACTCGGTCATAATCTGCCTTGGTAAGCAACTTCACATCCTCGGCATTGATTACCCCATCACCATTCTTGTCATATCCAACCTTCTTCCAAGTAGCGAGCGTGATTCCGTATTTTGTCGCATTTCCACGGTCACTTTTTCTGTTGGTGTACTTAGACGATTCCCAACTAAGTACGAACTCGCTTAAAATCTCCGATTTAGCCATTGTCTTTTTCCTCCAACTTTAAGTTATTGTTATTGTGTTCGCCACGTTCCCCTATAGTCTTGGTAATGCCAGCCGTGACGAACAAACTAGCCACACTACCAACAAATGCACTTAACCCCATCAAATCGGTCTTGATAGTCCCATAAGTTACCACTTCCCACACTAAGATAAAGCAGACAACCAGGAGCATCAAGAAACCTATCAAAGTAACGGACACTAAGAAGAATGCCTTGCTTGAATGTCCGCTATTAACTTGTATGAGTAATTTCAGATACTTGACCATATTTTAATCCTCCCTGTCACGATATATCTCATTTTCTTCCTTTTCAACCAACGTTTCTAAGGATTCTCGCTTTCTTGGTGGGGTTCTAAGTTGGCATCCATCCTTGATGCATCTGTTCCATTGTGCCTCATGCAAGGCAAGCTTCAAATCGTTCTTCTCATCCCTAAGATTGCGTATGGTAATACGATACTGATTGATTTCCTCATACAATTCATCTACTTTACTGTTAAGATTAACGACCGACTCGTTGGAACGTTCATAGAGAGCCTTCCACTCATCGGCATATGATGAAATAGTCTTATTCTCTTCCTGTGATGCGAGTGCCGCCTCCTTTCGCTTTCTACTATTATAGTACAGCAGCGTTGAGATTACACCCGATGCACAAAGAAGATTAATTCCCGTCTGTATTAATTGAATAGTTTCCGCTGTCATTTTCTCGTGTTTTTGTTGCAAAGATAGTAATTTATATATAATAATGTGTAAACAGCCTAACCGGATAACCGCACAATTAATTTTTGTGCAAATAATCAAATATTTCTTTAAACAAAGTTATAACACATTAAATCATTTGCTCAACCAAGAATTTTTCCTTAACTTTGCAGAAAAAGGTGAGTCACACCATAAAACTGAATATACATGAGAATTATAGAACAGGAAACAATAGATTACATCAAAGCTCATATTAATGAGCGTCCAAGGTACAAGTTGGCGCAAAGAATGGGTGTCAGCGTTAAATTCTTGTATAAAATAATGCACGAATGCGATTGTAAGTTCGAGCAAAAAAGACTTATTCCACAACCCGACAAGAAACGTGATGAACAAATCACAATACTATATCCTGACCATTCGGTCAGAGAGATTGCAGTAATTGTAGGGTGTCATCCATCTACAGTAGGCAAGGCTGCTAAAAGGCTAAAGCTTACTCATTCAGAAGAAACTATCGAAAGACTTAAAAAGAATAGTTTGGCAAATTTAAAGAAAGCGTATGAGAAAGCAACAATAAGTAAAAGGGTAAAAAGCTGGCAAAGAACCATGCAGATGGAGAAATTCAGAGTTATATCCTGCATTCCGCAACAGACAAGATTCAAATTTGCGGATATGCCTATAAAAGCATATCATGCCAAGTACAATCTCATAACAAAGCATGGATATTTCGCTTTCGAAGGTGAGCCATACACCATAGGTTATGACCAAAATACTCATAGGATGAATGAAGAATACTATAAGAACAAATATGGATTTTCTTTTGAGGAGGATGAAGAATGCCAAGAAGATTAACAAAAGAACAGATAGACTATATTAAAGTCCACATCAATGACTACCCACGAAAGGAAGTAGCCAAGGCTGCTGGTGTAACCTTACATACATTATACAAGTATATCACTATTTTAGGTGGTACGAAAATAGACAATAAATTGAATAATGAGACTATCCGCAAAATCTCCGACATGTACAAAACGATGACAGCGAGAGAAATCTCAGAAGTAACGAATATTCCTCAGTCTACAATATTAGGACAAGTCAGTAAGCTTGGCTTGAAACACGATGTAGAAACGATAAATAGGATTCGTAAAGAGCGTAACAGGTCTTTGAGAAGCTATTGGAATAAAGAAAAGTATGCTAGTAAAGGCAGAAAGCTGCATATGCAATATAAAATGGATGAACTTAGAGTGTTGTCGGGTAAGCCTCAAGAAACTAGGTTAAGAATAAGAAAGCTCTCCCCAAAGGCTTTGAATGCAAAGATGTATTTGCGAAAGTCTTATAACTATTTCTACTCTAAGAGTGAGCCGTTTATTCTCTGCTATGACTCCGAGACAAAAAGACACCCTAAAGAGGAATACTATACTGACAAGTTTGGTTTCAAGTTCGTGTGTGCTTAATTTCTGTTTGCTGTTCCGTTTGCATTTTTCGTTTTCTGCAAACGGAATTTGCAAACAAGCCTTTGATTTCCATGCATCCGGAAGTATGATATTACCTCCTATCACCTTAACTACTTGATTATTAGTGATTAAAAGAAAGTTTGATAGAGTTATTTAATCTTATCCTTATTATTCGTAACTTTGCAGCCGTAACGTTACATAGAGTTAGTTTAATTAAGGTTTAACACAAAAAGATTATTCTTATGGAGACATCAAAAACTTATGTTTTTAATCCAGAGGGTTCAGGTAACAATGGAGGAATGATGAGCTTGATAGCTCCTTTGCTCCAACAGAGAGGCGTTGATCCAAACGTTCTTCTTGCGATGAAGGGTAATAACGGATTCGGCAATGGTGATGGTTCTTGGTTCATTTGGCTGCTCTTTATCCTTTGCTTCTGTGGTTGGGGCGGTAATGGTTTCGGCTTTGGTGGTCGTGGCAATGGCGCAGGTCTTGCCAATGAAATCAACAATGACTATGGTCGTTCCTTGCTTATGGATGCTATCGGTGGCAATCGTAATGCACTCAGTAATCTCGCTACTCAGCTCAATTGTACTGAAGGACAGATTCAACAAGCAATCTCTGCCTTGACAACCCAAGTTCAGAACGTGGGCAACCAAGTAGGCATGAGCGGAATGCAAACTATCAACGCTCTTCAACAAGGTAATATGCAGATTGCATCACAACTCGCTGATTGCTGCTGCCGTGTAAATAATAATATTACGGCTATGGACGGAAACGTCAAGTTGGCTATGTGTCAGCAGACTGGCACTTTGCAGAATGCCATCAACAATGTAGCCGTAGGACAGGAGCGTGGCTTCTCTAACGTGGCTTACGAGACCCAGCGCCAGACTTGTGACTTGCACAACGCTATCAAGGAGAGCACTCAGACCATCGTTGACGGTCAGAAGCAGGCTGAGATGCGTGAGATGCAGAACAAGATTGATTCTCTTCGTGAGGAGAACAGTACCTTCAAGTCTTCCGCTATGACATCACAGATTGTGGGTCAGGCTGTAGCACCTATCAATGCGGTATTGGCTGGCTTGCAGAGTGAGGTGGCTGGTATCAAGTGTAAGTTGCCAGAGACGGTAACTACTCCTTACAGCCCATTTACTGCGGTTCCTAATTGTGTCGCTTATCAGGCTGGTCTGTATGGTTTGAATGCTGCCAACAACGGATTCTGGGGTTAAAGAAAGGAGGCTGCTATGTTATGGATGAGACCTTTTGCATGGGTTAATCGTAACGGCTCGGCAGCTATCGCATCTACAGGCGTGGTGGTGAACACCGAAAATGTCGTTTTCTCGTTCAGAAACCACGCCTTCGTGAATGCTAACTATAGGGGAACTATCTTTGTGAACCTACATCAAGCTATTCCGACTGGTACGACAAATACGCTGCCAATCCTTTTCGAGACCAATGGCGTAACCCAAGCTGTAACTAAGTTCAACGGCAATCCTTTGACGGTAGCCGACATTGCAGGAACTGGAGTTTATCAGTTTTGGTTCGAGCGAGATACTAACACCCTTCAGCTAATGACGGGTATTGTTTAACAATTAACATTACAAAGCTATGTTTCAAGGACTTCGACCTAACAGCATATTCTATGTGCTTGACAAGGGTGAAAACCCAAGTCTTAAAATCGGACAGGTTGTATCGGTCAGTAACCCACAACCTAAGTTCCCGACATATACTCCTGGGCAATTCAACCCACAACCAATGGAGACTACCGTTGATGTTGTCGTAAAATTGCCTAATGAACAAATGGAGTTCAAACAACTCCCATCCAATATGCAAATCGCAAATTCGGAAAACCTCGTGGTTTCTGAAAGCCGTGAAGCTATGGATGCGGAAGTTGAGGCTATGTATCGGCATTCTAAGGAGATTGTGGAAAGCGAGCCATACCACAAAAAGGTTATGGAAGAGTGCGCAAAGATGCGTGCCGTATTGAATCCACAAATAGCCAAAGACAGACAACAGGAAGAAGACATCAATAACCTCAAAAGCGAGGTTAGCGGAATGAAGGGAACTTTGACCGATATTAAGTCTATGTTGTCAGTGGCTTTGGAAAAAGTTAATACAAAAAAGTAAATCATTATGGGATACATGATAGAAATTACCGAAAACAAGGTAAATGAAATGTCAGAACTTGTAGAGAAGATGCTTAAGTATGGTGGTAAACTCATGCACTGCATTGATGAAATGGGGGATGACAAGTATGGACGAATGGGTCACAGAAACCCAATGCCGGATTACCGAGACAATTGGGATGACGATGATGACCGCTATGGTGAAAGACATGGTGGTCGCAGAGGTGGCGGTTATCGCTATTAGTATTACACTTTGAGGTGGGGAGAAATCTCCACCTCCTTTAAAAGCTTTTATTATGGGAAGATACAAAATACCACTTGACGCATACGATATGAAGCCGGAAGGGATGATTGCATACCTTCGCTACAATGGCTGGCACTTCAATAAAAAGATGTGCGACTGGGCTATTACCTTAATGCGCAAGACAAACGCAACAACTGGTAAGCTCGAAAAAGTTGAACCGACAGAAAAAGATACAGTCGAGGAACTTCTTAAAGTCAACAACGTAAAGTTGGAGAATGCCGACAATTACGATTTCGTTTATGTCGCAAACATGGCTAGAGCCGATTTCTTTAAGTCTTCTTTAAAAGACGAAGCTGCTTTGGCTCAATTCATTAAGGATATGGTGGATGACCCAGACCAAGCGGACGGATTTATTTTCAATAGATTTTATGCCGATTGCAACCATAATGGTATCGGCATTCCATGGGATGATGTATTATGATTAAACAAGAAATTTACTTGGAGAAATACGATTGGAATGTGATTGTATGTCATGTAGCTAATCAAGAAGATGTTGACGAAGCTATGGACTTACTAAGTTCCATTGATTGTAAGGGGCAACCATTATTGGATGCATACGACCACATTTCAACCGATTCTTCAAACAAAGGATTGACATACACAAATGTTTCAAAGAAAACAAGTGTTGTGCTCATTTGCAAATCTACTTCTGAAGGTGAGTATATAAATAGTCTCACACATGAAATGTTTCATGTAGTAGCACATATATGCAACCATCTGGGAATAGATATGCAAGGCGAAGAACCATGCTATCTTATGGGATGGCTCTGTCAGTCGATATTATAGAAGATTTCCTTATAAGTTTAACTTGGCGGGCAGACCTTGGATTTTTCCATCTGCCCTCCTATAAAATTACAAGAATATGAGTTGTTCGAAAATCAAAAATTACCTTTATGAACGTTTTAATGAGGATTTTAACGTTCTATCTGAGAATGAAAATCGAGTTATCATTACATTTGATGATAATGACTTGTCGGTACTCGTAAACAAGATGGAGAATAAATTATTCATTCTCGTTCCGCTAACTAATATGCATTCGTTTGAACATCATCCGGATTGGATCTTGGTAGATGGCGAACGCATCAATAGCAACCTATTTTGGAAGGAATGCGGCAACCAAGTGATAGAATATCAAGGTGATGCCCCTATAGCTATCAAGCAAGACACCATAGAGAGAATTGTTAATGATTTCATTAAAAACAGATAACGTTTTAAAATTTGCATTAATTTATTTGCAAGGCCATCTTTTTTGTCGTATCTTTGCATTGTAATAAAAATGGTGAGACACACCGGAACAACTGTGTTTTACAAACTTAATTTTCGTAGATAAAGATATTAATATATCAATATAGAAAAAAGCAAAATTATGACAGAAAAAGGATATTTAATCAAGAAAAAAGTATTATTCATTGATTTAGACGACACGATTATTACAACTATATCAGGAAACACCTTTCCTACAGATGTAACAGATTTCAAAATCCGTAAAGAGGTTTTGGATAAGATTGTAGATGCATTCCCTACTCTTTACTATGTGGAAATAGTCTCAAACCAAGGAGGCATCCCTCAATTTGTTGACGAACAGGATTTCATCGGAAAGATAAAGGCTATTGAAAGCTTTATGCAAAAATATCTTCGCAATCATACCGGACGAAATATCTTCGTCAACTCTATGTATTGCCCATCGCATGCAGAGATAGGAATGAGAAAGCCAAATACAGGAATGCTTGAGTCGTATTCTTCTTGGAAGAAAAGTGAGCTGATAATGATAGGTGATGCTAGCGGAAAAGAAGGTGACTTCTCGGACTCCGACAAACAATGTGCGGAGAATTTCGGTATTGAGTACATAGATATAGAAGACTTCTTGAAAATGTAAAAACAAAAAAAGGGAAAGTCAGAGTGACTGTTGCAAAAATTGCAACGTCACTCACGCAAACTGAAACAAAAAAGAGAGGCAATCACTTACCTCTCTTACTCAACTTGTAAGGAACACTTACATGTTCAACTATTAGGATAGAAGTAGAAGCAAAATTCCCCTATACTATTGGCGTAGTATAGGGGAATATTACATTCCTGCTCGGAAATGCGATGCTCAAATATGCGCTGCTTGAAAAAGCATTGCAAAGATAAGCAATAATTCCGAAACCACCAAATTTTTCATCATTAATTTGTTAGATACAGGTACAATCCTTCCACGAACCACATTATCAATATCATAGTTGATGATGTCACCCAAGCCATGAAGAACTTATCTATCGTTTTATACTTATAGGAAAGATACAAATAAGCAATGAATATGCTGTTGATAGTTGCTACTATCGCTACTATAATCAAAGTACAAAACATATAATCCATAATAATACTCATACGTTCTCGCTTATCCGTGCTGCGATAGGGCTTATACGTTATTTTCTCTTGCTCTTAATGAAGTGCAGTATATCCCACTTCTTCCAATATCGGGTGTGCCCTCGCTTCTTGCACTCACCGTTCGGAATGTCGCCCCTAGCAACCATACGATTGAGTGTAGCATCAGAAACGTGCAGTTTCTCCTTGACTTCCTCGGTAGATAGCATCGGGTTGAGAGCATACGGCAGATAGTTCTCACAAAGGTCTTCTATCTCATCGCTACTCATTCCGCAAGCAGTTACCTTCTCCCCTCTCTTCTCTTGCTCGTCTGCTCGAAAACAAGAATCCGATAACGATTTTAACAACACTCCCAAGGTGTGATAACCAAATAACTTTCCCATATCATTATAATCTAGAGATTAAACTTTGACAGCCCTTGCCTGAGAAATACTTATCGGCAAAACCATATATATAAAATATAATGGTCATTACAAGTATTACAACATTAGCTTCCACCATTTCGTTGGTGGTAAAAACATTCCAGTATACGATATGAATAGCATTTATCCCAAATAGGTAGATGATCATCGGAATACGCCATCTGTAGCAGAGCCAAAAGAATCTGCTCGCAATTATAAGTACAAGCGGATGGATGTAAACGGAAAAATAGATAAATGCTGCCGATACCCAATTCTCCTTAAACCATACGCACATTTCTTTTTCATGAGACGCAAATGTTACCACAATAGTTCGTTAAAATTTGAGATAATGGCTAAGCAGCTT